GATGGCGCTGTTAATTAATTCTAAAAAAGCTGATGTGTTTAGATGGCACGATTCAGGCGATGTACAGGATCTGGAACACCTTCAAAAGATTTACGAGGTATGCAGGTTAACACCCAGCAAGCGGCACTGGATGCCCACACGTGAAGCATGGATCAAGCAGCACCTGCATGATAAGCCAGCTAACTTAGTGATCAGGCTGTCTTCACCAATGATTGACCAGGGACCTGTAAGCAGCTGGCCTAACACGTCGACTGTAGTAACCAGCGGCGCAAGCTGCCCGGCACCAAAACAAAACAATGAATGCGGAACCTGCAGAAATTGCTGGAATCCTGAAATAAAAAATATATCATATGGTAAACACTAATGTTTAGACACCCAAAATATTATAAAGAATTACGGAGACGTAATAAAGAGACTCAACAGGAGCCCCAGAGGATTCTAGATAAGCCCGGGCGCTCAGTCTCAAATTCGGATCAGGCCATTAGCTTAAGAGCTCACGACGGTGA